AATTTCTTGACGGCTGTAGTGAATGCTAAGGGATTTGATAGCTTGCCGAAATGGGTCAAGAAAGTGATCCTTGCGGGAGAGCATGAATAAGGGGACGGTTGAGTCTACGAGTCTTATAAGGGCGATAACGGTATTCAACACAAAGGGAGGATTAGATGACGTTTGAAGAGTACGAAACAGCAATGGCGGAAACAAAGGTATACCCACTTGGTGCGCGAGTGATGTACCCAGCCCTGGCTTTAGTCGAGGAGGTTGGGGAGGTTATGGGTGTTCTTGCCAAACACATGCGCGATCGGTCCTTGAACGTTACAGAAGCGAGCGGGGTACAGTATAAAGTAGTCGTAGATCTTGTTCTTGATACGGACGAACAGGAAAAGATCTTGGATGAACTTGGGGACGTGTTGTGGGATTTGACTGCTTTGTCTACCGATCTTGGTGTGCCTTTGTTTCGGGTAGCACAGCGAAACGTGGAGAAGTTGCGGGACCGTAAGGCACGAGGGGTGTTGCATGGGAATGGGAGTAACCGATAATGGTTGCAGGCGATCTCACGCAAGGAGATTACGATAGTTGCTGGGGCCAGATGACAGAGGAGAAGTACAATAAGCTCAAAGACAAACTGCCTGCGCATACAGTGAAGCGTATCCAAACGACTACTGGGATTTTAGGATGCACCGAAGTGTGGATCTGGTTGAACTAATAAGCAGTCCGCACGTGTGGACAGGGAAGTGGTGGAAAGCGGTGAACGGGTTGAAACTGATTGCAGCGATATTGCTAGTAAGCGCAGCCGCACTTGGAGCAGAGTGGCTGATTTTGTGGGGCTATGCAATGCGGAAACGGAACGTGCTCAGTAAGAGACCGCCGACGGACGAAGAAAAGCAGGAGTGATATGTGGTATAAGTGGGCAGGCATAAAGGATGCAGTCTTCACACAGAGCCGAATGGAGATAATCGATGGACAGTGTTCGGTGGAAGTAGATATGAAGGCGGGAGTTATCAGGTTCAACGCCTCTGCAGTTGCTATGTGGAGGTTGCTTAGGTTTACGGGGGTACAACTACTCTACACGGACGAGGAGCAACTGGGCGGGTTCCAGTTTCATACCGATCGGGACTTTCTCAAGGGGAGGAAGGTAAAGCACAAGCTGCCGGTGTTGAGTATTCGAGACAAGAAGTTTCTGAAAAAGATGGGGGCGCAAACAGGTGTGCTTGTATACGACTGATCGAGGACTGCTTGAGGTTTTGTCCTACTTCAAGACACACGAGTTGGCGCAGAAGGCATTGGATTGGCTTGATCGGTTAGTTATTGGTAAAACGAGAGGTAATGATGGATAAGAAAAGCAGGGGGAAAACAGAATATAAGGGTATCTATTGCGTCAGGTGATGCGCGAGAACAAAAAATGGGCAGAGGAGGAGTGATGCGTAAGATAGAGTTTATGGCGTGGGAGCCTTCCACGAAAAGAATGATAGAGGATGCTACGTACTACGAGGCGTGCAGGCATGATGTTAATCCGTGGATCTACATGCAATACACTGGCCTGCGCGACAAGAACGGAAAGAAGATATTTGAGGGATACGTTGTTAAGATCACGAACCTTGAGTGTCAAATTCAAAAAACAGAATTACATGGAGTTGTCGTGTTCTCACATGCAGCATTCGGGGTTAAAATAAACAGAGTCGTTGAATGGAAGGGATATAATGTCGAACCTTTGGAAATGTGCTGGTTCTTGAATCTTATTGATGCGCGTAACTACGAAGTTATCGGAAACATCTACGAGAATCCCGAGCTAGCGGCGGAGTGATGATGGAGAGGAAATTCTCAGGAAGAGGTTATAGCCAGGACGATAAAGATGACAAGGCTATCTACATCGGCAATCTTCCTGGGCGCAAACAGCAAAGTATAAAGCTAGAAGAGTATCTAGTGGATGGTACTTAGTAGATTTCGCTCGTGCGAAAAGAGGCGATATAGCAGATAAGCGCGATAGGAAGGCAGAAGTGGAGCTGAAGAAGGTCAAGACGAGGCCATTCTCGACGATCACGGTTACGGGCGAGTCCGGCAAGGAATATCTGGCAGTACCTCCGCATGGGCATCTTTGCAAGCCTCCGGAGGATTACTTTCCTGGATGCACGATAGACGAATGGTTCGCGCACGGGGAGCAGTGGCGGAAAGATAAGATGCGGTGGAGATGGGGCAATTACTGTATGCTGACTGGTCGCTCAGCGGGCGTAGAGGTTCACGAGATTGACGCTAAGGGTCACGGGAAGAAAATGGCTGCCTTGGTGCCTTGGAATCAAATTATCGTCAACAGTGTTCCGCACAGACGATTACAGAGCAGGACGTGGCAGGTAGTACGGTATGATGTGCTGGCGTGGCCTTATGACCGAACAGGTATCCGGATAGTTGACTGTGATGGAAAAGAGGTACCAGCTTGGTGGAATTTGTCTCAATACGAAAGAGAGAAGAACAGAGAGTATCGATAATGTGGACATTCGTCACGTTTTAAGGGGTAAGGAGGCCGGTTGTGCAGATTCGAGGGGTTCAAGAAGGCTGGAGGTATGACTTTCCCGAGGGCTTTGTTTTGCCTTGGGGCGATGGACGCATATTGGGCGGGATGTATGAGCTTGTTCCGCGGAGTGGGTGCGACGAAAGCGAGATAGGGTCGTTCGCTCGCTCGTTGCGAGTAACAAACCGTCAACTCGACGAACTTGGCAAACGCGGTGCGCTGACTGGTAGAGCAGAGCAGGCGTTTTGTCGGTGGAACGGGTTCACGAACCGCGAATCTCAGTCCACACGTGTGGACAAACAACGAAAAGTGCCTACTGAAACGATGGAATCGCTGTGGGGTTGAGGCGTAAGTCAATCCTCTGAATGAATTGTATTTGTGAAAGCTAGTTACACAGCAAAGAACAACTGTTTTACATCTGCGTGAATCCCTAATAATCATCGTTGCGATGTAATGCGATAAGTGTTGCATGGCAACGTCTGTTTGATGTATAACAAATCGGGCGATGGGTTAGCCTTCCCTGTTGCTTTAGCCTTGCGTCAGTGTCATGGCTGGCCTTGCGGGGCTACATGCTAGACCCGGTAATGGCGGGGTGAGGTTACGCCCACGGCCAATCCCCGCCTCGGGAGAAGACTACAAAACAAAATAGGGAGGCATCGCAAATGGGTAAAGAGAACGAAGGGACACCTAGCGGGACCAAAGGTAACGGCGGGGATGGATCTCCGGGCGACAAGACTCTTACGATAACTCAAGTGGATCTGGACAGGCGGATTCAGAGTGAAACGGATCGGCGGGTACAGCAAGCACTCGATGGTCATAAAGGCGATGCGGCTGACAAGGATCAAAAGATCGCTGATCTTGAAACGCAGCTCGCAAATACCGGGAAGTCACAGGAAGAATTGGTGGTAGCCCAAAAGGAAAGGATCAAGGAACTCACTACCGAACTAAAGGACGTGAAGAAGACGGTCACTGGTTTCGGGAGTACGTTCGATGGGTTCTTCTCGGCTCAGATCGAGATTCTCGGGGAAACTGCTCGGGGGAAGTTTGATGCAGTTTGTCCAGAACAGCTAGATGCGCAAGGAAAGATTTCTCTGCTCGGCAAACTGGTAGCGCAGGGGTTCTTTGCGGAACAACTAAAGCCAGACGATGAGGGGGACGGTGAGGGGGACGCCGACGAAGAAAATGAGGGGGACGCCGACGGACAGTCGGCAACAGATGAAAACGGTGTTACTAAGATTCCAAGGAGATCTACCGAAGGAGCTGGCGGTGCAGTCCCCGGTAAGGAGGGTCTTGACAGAGCCGCTTCTCGAAGAGCGACGGAACATCCTGAAGAGGGTTCGCCCGATCCTTGGGCTGCTAAAGAATAGCAAATAAAGTAAAGGAGAATGATTATGGGAACACTCTATGGTACAGAAGCAGATCTGCTGAACCAAACAGATCTATCGTTTCTGGACTCGTCTCAGACGAGACGGAGGAGTCGAGGAGTCACGATTGATACCGATAAAGTAACGGTGGACTCCGACGGCTACAAAGTAATGAAGAGTGGTACCGTCATCGGGGAAGAGGGCTCCGGCAAGTTTGCCGAAGTTGTGGCTGGTGTAAAGGCCACGAAGTCGATTGGAACGGCAGTTGCGAATAACCTGCTCGATCTGACGGCTTTGCTCGGTGGTGTGGCTGGGAATGCAGTCAGTTTCATTATGACTGGCCTTGTAGCGCGCGCCTCGACCGATGTACAGTACGACTCGTACCTCAAGACAGTTACGTTCCATCTGAAGAACGGTGGGGCGTCCATCACAGCCATTGCTGACGATATCATCGCAGCGATAGCAGCTGGTGCATTGAGTTCTGCGGTGGAGGTTGGTATGGCTGATGCGGCGATCTTGCTGACGGCTAAGACTGCGGGGTTTGCAGGAAACGACCTGTCTGTTATTCTTAAAGAGCCAGCAGGCGCTAGTGCGTCCCTCTCCGTTGAGTACGACGATGGTGTTATTACCGTTTGGTTGGCTACGGATGGTGAAGGCGCTATCACGTCTACAGCAAATCTAGTCATTGCGGCTATCAATGCTGATGTGACAGTCAGTGAATTGATTTTCGCGGAGACCGGCACTGGTTCTGATGGGACCGCCGTGTGTGCGGCGGTAGAAGATTCCCCCTTGATTGGTGGCTCCGATGACGCAACTGTACTTGGTGCGGAGACCGGCACTGGTTCTGCTGGAACCGGTCTAGTCCCCGAAACAGGTACGACGTTGCTGGCTGGCGGAACTGCTCAGAATGTCACAGCTACGTACGTGACGGCAGAGGCAGTGGAAGTAACAAACGGAGATGCGATTTGTGGAGTATTTGATCAAGCCCGGTTGCGTGTGGGGTCATTGGTCACGACACTAGATGCAGCGATGGAAGCCGAATTAGTTGCTGCTGGCTTCCAGCTCGTATAGGAGGGGACCACGAATGGATAAGATACTGAACATTAGAGACTTGCTGGTCCCGAACATGGTTGCCTTCGTTCGCAGTCGCTTTGCCGACATCAACCGACGGAACAACTACCTCGGTCCAACTTTGCTGCCTGCTAAGACTCAGAGCGGGTTGAATTGGAAGTACGTCAAGGGTGCATCTCAGACCCCGGTCATGGCGTCGATCACGGCAATGGGAGCTGAGTCTCCGATTGCATCGCGCAGAAAGGCGCTGACGTACATCGAGGGCGAGATTCCTGACATCAAGAGGAAGATCGCAGTTGACGGTAGCACGCTTTACGAGTTAAAGACTCGTACGTTGAAAGACGATGAGCTGCAAAGAGCGATCGACGAAGTGTACGACGACACCGAACAGATGGTTGCCGCTGTAGCTGCTCGAATTGAGTGGTTGCGTTGGCAGGCGCTGGCCGTTGGTAGCTTCTCGTACACAGAGGACGACGTTCAGATAAGCGTTGATTTCCAGGTTCCCGCAACGAACATCATCGACGTCAACACTGCTCTTGGCTATGGCGGGCACTACTGGACCGACACGGCGAACTCTGACTTCCTGCTCGACTTGATCACGTTGTGCGATTACATTGAGGACAACAAAGGCGTGCGTCCTACGCGCGCTGTAGTTCCTCGTGCAGTGCTCTCGGACATGTTGTTGAACACGAAGCTTGGAGCCAGTGAGGTGTTCGGTTCCACGTTCGCCAATAAGATGATGGTCCGGGCGGAGTTCAACTCATTGATGGCTCGTTACGACCTTCCTACGTTCGTTACATACGACGTGAAGGTCAACGAGGAAGACCCAGATACAAAGCAGCTCACTGAGTCTCGTTTGCTCCCGGCGGATACGTGCATCTTGCTTCCTCCGGCTTCTGTGAACATCGGGAACACGTTGTTTGCCCCGACGTTGTCTTCGATTATGGGAGACAAGAATATCACGAAGAGAGAATCTCCGGGACTGTACGCCAAGGTTTGGATAGAGGGAGAAGATACGCCCGTACTTTGGACTAAAGCCGAAGCATGTGCGTTCCCAACTCTTCCTTCCGCCGAACTCTTGGGGATCATGAAAGTAACTGCGTAAAGGATGGGATACATGAGTGCTCCGACTGTAGAAGATGTACGCAAACGAGGTGGATTCCCTTTCCGGGGACTTGACAACGATGTTGTGCAGGATGCTATTGCCTCTGCGACCTTGATGGTAGATGATAAGATAACTGCGTACATAGAAAAGGTTGGAGCACTCACAATCTCTGATTCTGAAAAGGAGCGATTGATCTTGTGGATGGCGTGCCAGAATTGTGTACCTTCGGCGCGTACGATAATGAATGAAACCGGCTTAGGAAACAGCGTTGCTTATGTTAAGGATGCGTCGAGGTTCCGTGTAGCGTTTCACAAAGAGTGGATACGATTAACCGGGCCGAGCGGAGGGTACTACGCTATCAATCAAGGGTTTTTGTAGTGATTATCATAGGGAAGTTCACACGACAGGAACGTGTCGAACCTTCTTGTGATCCTGGCCCGCTAGGTCAACCGGCAACCTGGGAGAATTGCGAAACTGCTTGGGCGGAGGTGTATCCATTCGGTTCTGTGGCAAAAGCACGTTATCAGGGGATCGATTCAACGTGGTCACACATGCTGAAATTCCACGGGGTCGTTGACTATACAATTACAGATAGGTTTATTTGGGTGAACAACGGGAACAAGGTTATGATACCGAAAGAGCCGCCTTCGGACCCGGACGAATCACAGCGATTCACGATTGCGATAGTAGCAGCAACTAAGGAAGTGGATGATGGCTAAAGCTAGAACCTTTGTTAGTTTTATGCCAGATGTCTTTAAGAAAATCGACAAGAGTGGCGCACGTGTAATGCAAGAAGCCTGTAACATCGGTCAAGCACAGATTGTTAGCCGTTCGTTTACAGGTTTCAGAACTGGTCATGTGTATCTTGTACCGGGTAGAAAGACTCACTACACGGCGTCGGCTCCTGGTGAATATCCAGCATCTCCGACGGGAAATCTACGCAAACACATTGAAACATTGGTTGAACTGAAAACAAGAACAATCGACGGGATTATAGGAACGACGGTTGATTATGGTTTGATCTTGGAGGATGCCCTTAGACCGTGGTTGGCGCGATCTCTACATGAGGCTTCGCCTTCCATACAAAAGAAACTAGGGGAGAGGTGGTTCTAGTGGAAACTACGCTGGCGGTGCTGGGATGGCTTCAAACCTTACTGTCCACATGTGTGGACTTGCAGGCTGTGACCGGTCTAACTCAGTGCGAACTTGCGGGAAACATCCATCACTTAATGGCTGGGAAGAACTCAACATTTCCGTATCTAGTCCATGTGATCCGCGACTCAGAATGGCCTATCGGGTCTAAGGATTACAGCCTCGATATTTGGACATCCAGCCCGAAAGGTTCTGCTACAACGGAAGCACAAGCGTTGGAGATCAAGACAATACTAAAGAAGTTGTTCATCAATAGCAGAGTAACCACAGATGGCGGTGAAGTAGTGGACGGTCGAGTGTTGTGGGTTTACGGGAATTTCGTTACAACTGATAGCGAATTCGTTTCTCACTATGAGACTGTCTGGAATTTACGGTACTTCGCCAAACAGGAAGTAGAAGACGTAACTTAAGAGGGGTGAGTAAGTATGACGATTCAGTCTGGACTTTCAGGAGATACGGCGGAGCGGTACTTAATTGGACCGGGTGCGCTGTATGTTGACTATGGAGAGGTCGGTGAGCGGTTGCTGGGTGCCACGTCAGGGGGTTCTACGTTCACCCCTGGAATAACTCTCAAGCACGCGGACGTTGATGGAGCCTTGGGGCCTGTCGTGGGATTGGAGCGTATGATAAAGTGCGCCCCGGTGATGACTATCAATCTGTTCGAGATGACGAAAGAGAATATCCTCTTGATGATTCCTGGCGGGAACGAGAGCAGCACGCCGAACGAAGAAACGATCACCAAGGAGAGCGTTGGGGTCGGGGACGGCCTTGAAGATGAGTTCACGCTTGACAACACGCTTGTCGTAGCGAGTTCGTACACGGTCTACATCGATGACGTTGTGCAGGTTGAAACTACGGCATACACGATTGTCATCGCTACTGGCGTCATTACGTTTGTAGCTGCTCCCGGCGATGGCGCGATGGTCACGGTCAGCTACACGTACGATACCGAGGATGCTGCGACTCACGACACAATAGTTGGCGGATCGATTGCTTTGGCCGATTACTGCACCAATATCGCTTTGATCGGAGAAGTGGCAGGTCATACGTACGCCGGAATCTTCATCGTGAAGAATGGTTTGTCAGACGGTTCGTATAGCGTGAACTTGGTGAATGTTGATTCTGAAGCACCGAGCGCACTTGTCATCAACGGTCATTTCGATCCGGATACTGTAGATCGAGATCACATGCCGTGGGAAATCCGTTGGCCGAGGAGCTAGGAATGAAACCAGTTGAACAGATACTGTATAAGCCGCCGGTGCTAGACATCGGCGGCGTTGACAGGAAGATGCACCGTCCGAACATCTTCGAGGTGTTGGATTTTGCCGGGATCGTGTCGAAGGTAGCTAATGTGTTTACACCTGATCAGTGGATGGAAGCGGGCGAAAAGATTTCCCCGAAGAAAGGCGGGTTAGACTTAGAGTTTGCTGGCAAGTTTCTCTTCCAGTTGATTCCTGTCGCGGGTGCTGAGTTGATTGTCTTCTTAGGCAAGATGGTCGGTATGAGTTCC